TCTTGCAGAATAATTGAATAAGAAAAACGAAAGGGGAGAATAGAATGGAATTTAAGAATGGTAGAGTTATGAATTTTGAAGGGGCTTTTAGAGGAATGAGGAATCCTCTTGAAAGTTGGAATAAAAGTGATAGTTATTTTGGAATAGTTGATGTAGATTCAGATATTGATTATGATATGGCAGCTGTATGGGCAGAAAAAGAAAAGCCTGAATATTATGGCGAACATTTTGGAGAGCATGAAGATGAAAGAATTGAACTTGAAAATAAATATGATAAATGGTTTATGATGAATGGATTATTATATAGAAATGATATAGATGATTATTATGAAGTTGCTTTTCTTGGTCCAAATGATTTAGATTTAGCTCAAAGGTTAATAAAAGCTGGTTCAGAGCATCGTAAATTTTTGCGTCAAATTTTTTTATCTGTTGATATTACGGCTCCGATATATTGGTGGAAAGAATTTGATACCTACCTCATTGGAACTGTACGCAATTCTACTTCTACCATGCATAAGCTAGCTTCAACTCCTATTACTATTGATTGTTTTGAAACTGATGATATTAATAGTATTTATGAAATTGATAATCAATTAACAGAAACATTAAGTGGATATGATGCAAATAATTATATTTATAGTTTTGATGATGGAGATACTTTTCTTTCTGATATGATTGATTTTTTAGAAAGTTTAAGACAAAGGTATCTTAAAACAAAAGATAAAAGATATTGGAAAGAATTAATTCGTTGGCTACCAGAATCTTGGCTACAAACCCGCACAGTAACAATGAACTATGAAAATATTTTATCTATATGCAAACAGCGTGAAGGACATAAACTTACAGAATGGCATCAATTTATAGAATATGCAAAAACTCTTCCTTATGCCAATGAGCTATTGTTTATAAATAATAATTGATTTATTAATTAAATTATTATATAATATAATTATAAAATAAATAAATAAATAAAATAATTATATTAAAGGAAGATTAAAATAAATGACAAAAAAAGAAGCGTTTATTAAAATGGTAGAAGAATTGCTTAATCCTCTTGATATTACAGAGATAAGTAAAGATGAAACTACTAAAATGGCATTAGAATATTTTGATGAATTAAAAAATAATAAAACAAAAGATAAAGTAGAATTAACTGAAAATGGAATAAAAATTCTTGCTTTTATGCAGAATAATTATGAGAAATATAATAATATATTTAAATCTAAAGAAATTGGAGAAGGATTGTTTGTATCTTCTCGTTCAGTGTCAGGTTCAATGAAAAAGTTAGTAACAGAAGGTTTTGTTGAAAAGATAGGTTCAGACCCAGTAGCTTATTCAATTACTGATAAAGGCAAAAGTAAAGATTTAAATTGACATTATTTAAAAATTTTGATATAATTTTAGTATAAGATAAATAAAAGAAATAGTAAAATAATAAGGAGATAATAAAGCATGAGGAAAGCATTAAATCAAGAACATATTGAAGGTAGAGTTTATCAGCATGAATTAGCGATAAAGACAGTTCAAAATCAGCAGTCTGCTAATTTTGGAAAAGAATTTATTAATGGTAATATAGATATTGCTGTTGATGAAGAGGGACTTAATGTTATTCAAGTACATTTTACATATGTAACTGAAACTACAAAGAATGGCGGAAAGAACGCTACATTTACAGCTTTAAAGAAGATTATAGAAGAGGGCAAGGCTTGGATTACAGATGGCAAAGATGCTGCAACAAAAGTAAAGATTGATACAGCTCTTGCATTAAATGATTTTTATACACAAGATGATAATTTAGTATCTGTAAAGATGAATGAGGGCGGATTTGTTACTATAGTAACAGAGTTATGTCCAGAAAATGAGAGAAATACATTTAATGTAGATATGTTAATTACTTCTGTAACAGCAGTTGAGGCAGATGAAGAGAAGAATATCTCTAATCCATATGTAACCATTAAGGGAGCGGTATTTAATTTTAGAAATGATTTGTTACCTGTTGAATTTATTGTTCGTAATGAACAGGGTATGAAGTATTTTATGAATTTAGATGTAACTAATGCAGAGCCAGTTTATACTAAAGTATGGGGTAAGATTAATTGTACAACAGCCACTATTGAAAGAACAGAAGAGTCTGCATTTGGAGAAGCTTCAGTTAAGACTTATGAAAAGAAAACTAAGGAGTGGGTTGTTACAGGCACTGCAAAGGTTCCTTATGATTTTGGAGATGAAAAGATTTTAACTGCTGATGAGGTAAGAACAGCTTGTCAAAATAGAGAAGTTATGCTGGCAGAAGTTAAGAAGAGAAGAGAAGAGTGGCAAGCTTCTCAGGCATCTAAGAATACTACTCCAAATGCTTTTGGAGGTCCAGTTGAAACAGCTCCTGCAAAGAAGGGCGGATTTAATTTCTAAATAATATAAGGGCGGAAGCCCTTATATTTCTAGTTTAAATTGATAATAAATAAGGAGAAAATATATAGCATGATAGATTTATTAAATATACAGCCTCATCAAGTTAGTCGAGACCTTAGGGGTTATTCAGTCTTCTTCTATGGAGAGCCAAAGAGTAAATAAAACTGCTCTCTTTATAGGTAACTATAAAGTTCACATCGCAGAAAAATCGGGAACTTCTATTTAGATGAATCCGAAGGGAAGTTATAATATAACAATTATAACACACGCAACGCGTAGCTTTTGAAACTATTATTTTAAAGGAGAATGTTACACATATGGACATCCAAGATATGATTCAATTATATAATGAAGGAAAATCTTTAAGTTTTATTGCAAATAAATATAATACATATGGAGCAAAAATTAAAAAAATTCTTATTGATAATGGAATTAAAATAAGAACTAGAGCTGAGCAAAATAAAATTACTAATCAAGAGAGAGGAAAGAAAGTTAATCATACTTATTTTGATAATATAGATACTTGTCAAAAAGCATGGCTACTTGGTTTTCTTGCGGCAGATGGTTCTGTAGCATCAGATAGAAATAGAATAAAAATAGGACTAAGTTCAGTAGATAGAGAAATTCTTGAAAAAATTCAGAAAGAATTAAACTCTGAAAGAGAAATTTTAGATTATGAAACTAATCAAGGATTTCAAATTTCAGAATTAAGTTGGAGTAGTGAAAATCATAAAAATAAATTAGTTAAATATGATATTGTTCCAAATAAAACTTATAAAGGAATCCACTTACCTCAATTTGAAAATGATGACTTTAAATTAGCTTATATTTTAGGATATTATGATGGCGATGGTTGTTTTAAAAATGATGGAACAACTTGTAGATTTGAAATTTGCTCATATGATAAAACAATTTTAGAAGATTTTGCAAAAATAATTAATCAAAAAATTAATAGTCATAAGGAAGTATATAAAGACCCTAGTAGAGAGAATTATTATACTTTAACTTATTCGACTAAAGATGTTATACAAATTTTAGATTCTATGTATCAAATTATGAATAAAACAAATAGTTTTTATCTTCAAAGAAAATATAATAAATATATAGAATGGAAGAAACAAAATAATAGAATATAGTAAAGCCAAGAGTCTGCGACTTCCTTAAATAAGGAAGAGAAGGTACGCTAAACTGGATTGGAAATAACCAGTCGATGAAAATGAGAGTAATCTCCAGAGTGTAAGATAAAAAACTTACAGTTAATAACTAATTGGGTAAAACCACAATAGCCACTAAATTTCCTAGGCATTTGTTATTAGCCTTTGAAAAAGGATATAACGCAATTCCAGGTGCGATGGCTCAACCTATTAATTCTTGGTCTGAATTTAAAAAGGTTTTAAGACAACTTAAAGATGAAAATGTTAAGGCGATGTACGAAACTATAATTATTGATACTGCGGATATTGCATATGATGATTGTGAGAAATATATTTGTGCAAATGCTCCTCGTGGAGACGGCAGTTTTGGTGTAGACGCAGTTGGAGATATTCCTTATGGTAAGGGATATACAATGGTAGCTAAAGAATTTGATGAATGTTTAAGAAGTATTGTTCAGATGGACTATGGTCTAGTTTTAATTAGTCATGCGGCTGATAAAACTTTTAAAGATGAACAAGGTAACGAGTTTAATCAGATTGTTCCAACATTAGGAAGTAAAGCTCGTAATATAGTTTCAAGAATGTGCGATATTATAGCATATTCAAGAGCAATTCAAAATGAAGATGGAACAACTTCTACAAAGCTATTTATGCGAGGTACACCACGTTATATAGCAGGCAGCCGTTTTAAGTATACACCAGATTATATAGATTTTAATTATAATGCATTAGTAAAAGCTATTAGTGATGCTATTGATAAACAAGCTGCGGAAGATGGTACTGAATACTTTACCAATGAAAGAAATAACTTATATTCTAATGTTACACAAGAATTAGATTTTGATGAATTAGTTGATAGTTTTAATTCTATTGTTAATAATTTAATTGTAAATAATTCAGAAGAATACTTTAAGAGTTATTGGCAACCAAGAATTGTTCAGATTACTGACAAATATCTTGGTAAAGGTCAGAAAGTAAATCAATGTTCTCGTGACCAAGTAGAAGCACTTGATTTAATCATTACGGATTTAAAAGAATTAACAGAAAATTTAAATCCAGCAAATGAATAAAGAAAAAAATGAGGCTAGCTTTAAAGGCGAGCCTCTTTTTGATTTATTTAAAAAAATATGTTATAATATAATTATAGAAAATATTAAAGTGAAAGAGGTCAATAACTATGCATATGGTAACTTGCATTTATTGTAAAAAAAAGTTTGACCGAGATAAA